AAAGAGAGATATCCAGTTGTTCTCAAAACATATGACAAATGGAAAACTCTTAACCCTATATTAGAAAAGTTTATCAGACAACAAGGTGATAGAATAAATTACAAGTCAAATGTAAAAGCACAAATGACTGAATGGAATATGCAATTAGAAGCTGGTGGTGAACATTTTCAAGAACTAGTAAACTGGGTAAGAGAAATTTCAATAGAAGTATCACCAGTACAATTCATTCCAGATTGTTACGATTGTTGGGGTGCAGTATATAAAAAGGGAGAATATACTGTATCCCACGACCATTGGCCTGCGATATGGTCTTGGACATACTATGTTAATGTAACTAGTCAATGTTCACCATTAGTATTCACAAACACAGATTATAAAGTACAACCGTCAAACGGATTACTGGTGATGTTTCCAGGCTGGGTAAAACATAAAGTACCACCACAAGAAATTGACTTTGAAAGAGTTATGGTTGCTGGTAATTTAAATGCAAGAACTGGAATGTTTTAAAGACTTGACAAATTTCAATTTATAAATATAGTAGTAATAGAACTATGGAAAAATTGAAAAATGTTAACATTTAAAGAATTTTTATTAGAAGATAAACAAGGCAAAAATCTACACCTTGAACACTTGGAAGATGAGATACTCAACTTTGGTGTCGGTGGGGGTAGAGGTGCAATTAATTTTCTACAATCATTAAGAGATATGTTATCTGGGTCATCTAAAGGTTCAGTTAATATGACTGTTAAGTGGGACGGGGCCCCTGCTATATTTGCAGGCATTGACCCATCAGATGGCAAGTTCTTTGTCGCAAAGAAATCAGTATTTAATGTAAATCCAAAGTTGTATAAAGAAGAATCAGAAATAGATGTTTCTGGTGATTTAAAAGACAAGTTTGCAATCGCATTAAAAGAATTTAAAAAATTAGGAATTAAAAATGTTATTCAAGGTGATTTAATGTTCACCAAGAAAGATTTAAAAAAGGAGAAAATTGATGAACAAACCTTTATTTCTTTTCAGCCTAACACTATCGTTTATGCTGCACCTATGGGTTCTGAACTTGCTGGACAAATCTCTAAATCACAAATTGGAGTTGTATGGCACACCACCTATGAAGGCGATAATTTGCCATCAATGTCAGCAAAATTCGGTGTGGATATAAAAGGATTAAAAAATATAGATAGTGTATGGATGGATAATGCTTCATTTAAAGATGTTTCTGGTAAAGCAACTTTTACTCAATCAGAAACAGAAGAAGTAACATTATACTTATCAACAGTTGGTAAGATTTTTAGACGAATAAATTCATCATTGTTAGAGAAGTTTATTAGACTTCAAAATTCAATGGTAGGGAATTTGTCTGGTGCTAGTCTGAAAACATATAATAATTTAAAAGTAAGACAAGGACAAACTATCAAAAATGTAAGGCAACACGCTCAAGGATATCTTGACCATATTGCAAACCATTTTGATAAGAATAAGGACAAAGTAAAGACACTCGGAGCAAAAGAAAAGATTGAAAGAAATAAGAACGAGTATCTGAGAGAGTTTAAGAAACATATCAGAAATATAGAAAGTGTCATTTCTTTTCAACAAGCCCTTGTGGCCGCAAAGATGTTAATTGTTAAAAAGTTGAATTCAGTTAAACAACTGACGGACACCTTTATAAAAACGAAAAATGGATTTAAGGTTACAAATCCAGAAGGTTATGTCGCAATTAATAATGATGGTAAGGCCGTAAAACTTGTTGATAGAATGGAGTTTAGTTTTAATAACTTTACTGCAATAAAGAATTGGGATAAGTGATGTTAAGATTTAGACAGTTCATAAGTGAAAGAGTTGATACTACTGCAACTGCATCAATAACAGAACTTTTTCCAACACTTGCATTTAATTTAAAATTTAAACCATCATCAGTTGAAGATTTTAAAAAGTTTTTATATAAATTAGATTTAAAAAAAGATAAAAATTCTTTTGTAGTAGATGCAAATAAGAGTGCTGGTGTTGCAGTCATTGATTCATTGACTTCATTACCAGAAAAACTAGTAAAAACAAAAATAGAAAATGCAATAGGTATTACAAATTACTTGTATGATATTAATAGAACTAAAAAGATAAAAAAAGTAGTTTGGGGATATAGACAAAAACCATCTGGTATTCCAAAAAATCACGCTGGTGATATTTTTATATTTTTTTCTAATGGAGATACACTAGGAGTTAGTTTAAAAGCTGGTGAAAAGAAATCTAAAGAACCATTACTTAATAGTTATGTAAGTACACAATATAAAAAATTAAATAAAGAAAGTGAGATTAAAAAACTAGAGGATGATTTGTGGGATAGTGTTTATTCAAAAATACCTGGCATAGATAGTATTGCTAATAAAAATAACTATATGTCAAATAAGAATGGTGTTAGACAATTATACTTAGATTTTTTTGTTGAAAATGAAAAAGGAGCAAATGAATTGTACACTATAATGTTAAAAGTATGTAGAGAACATTTTTGCGATATAGTAAATTCATTAAGTTTAGATGAATTTAAAGATTGGGTTAAAAATAATTTTAATTTACAAGATGCAAAAGAAAAAATTCCATTAATTTTAGTTAAAGCTGTAGGTAAAACAGCAGAACAAAAGAATGATGACCTTGCATCTTTATTACCACTTATTAATAATTTTAAAGCATATTTAAATAAAAGTTCAGTTCAAGAGTGGTTAATTGATATTGAAACACCAGAGGAAAAGAAAACAATTAAAATGAATATTAGAAGTGATTCTGGTGTAAGAGCTGGTAAGAAATTAGCAAAACTTGGTAGACTTGGTAAATTTACTTCACTTAAATTGCAATATAACGGATTGATTTAATGAAAACATTTAAACAATTTATAGAAGCACCAAGAATACCTAGAAAGAAAGGTCAACCAGCAGGGTCTGATAAACATTCTGATTTATATACAGATGAGAATCCTAAAGGTACAATACACGGACTAGGATTTAAAGATGAAAAGACTGCAAGGGCAAGTATAAAGAAAATAAATAGTAGTGATAAAAAACACGCACATAAAATACAAGCTGCGATTGCAATGGAACAAAGAGCAAAAGTTGCTGGTAAAACTAAAGAGGCTGCAATCTATCGTGCTTATATAGAGAAGATGAAAAAGAAAACAAAGGAAATGAACAAATGAAGACATTTACAGAGTTAAAAAAGTATGTTATGGATTTGGATAACGATGTAAGAGATATGTATTCTGTTGACCAAGAAGTTGTTGAGATTATGGATAAAGAAAATCTTGATGAAGTAACTGCAATTTCTAAGTTTATACAAAGAGCAAGAAAAGCAGGAAGAAAGTTAAGAGCTAAGTCTGCATTGTTTTTAAAGAAAAGAATGAAATCTCTTAAAAGGTATAAAAAACCAGAAGCAATTAAAAGAATTGCAAGAAAGAAAGCAATAGATTTGTTAGTGCAAAAGATATACAAACTTCCATATAGAAGTTTACCTATGCAGAGAAAAGCACAGATAACTCAAAACTTTTTATCTAAACCGAATGTTAAAAAGAAAATTAATAAGATTGCGAAGAAACAAGAAAGAAAAGTAAGAATTGCAGACAGAGAGAGAATTGCAAAAATGAGAGCAAAAAAATGATGGAAGATGGCCCTATGAAAGAACACATTAATAGAAGTAAAGAAGGTGTAATTGTTGCAAAGTATATCACTTACACTTTAAAAAATGGTATGTTGGTAAAAGATGTTAGTACGAGAAAATATATGAAATCATCTAAAGGTGATTACATAGATACATCTAGCAGTGAACCAATAGTAGAGGTGGGAAATGAAACTTAGAGAGTTATTAGAAGAAGAGGTATCAAGAAAAGATATAAATGATTTAGAAAAATTTGCAGATAGAATATTAAAAAAATATGGAGTTGATATAGAATTTACTAAACACTTTGTAGATAGAATGAATGACCCAAGAAATAGTCCAGAGATAAAAGTATCTGAATTACAAAGGTTTTTTAAGAAGATTCAAAAAAACAAAGCAAAGAATATAATAAACAACCCAGACATACAAGCTGTTTTAAAAGATATGTCAACTAATTTAAATTTACCAGTTGTTATTAAAACAAAAGGTAATGAAATAGAAGTAACAAACAAGACTATTATGAGAAAACAAAACTTCAAAACACCTAATAAGGTTATTAAGTACGAATCGTTTAGAACTTTTTCAGAAGCAACTGAATCAGTTATATTTACATTTGGTAGATTTAATCCACCAACAACTGGCCACGAAAAACTAATAGAAAAAGTTAAGAAGATTGCTGGTGGAGATGACTATTATATATTCCCATCACATTCTCAAAACAATAAGAAAGACCCTTTACCACTTGCAAAGAAAGTTGCATATATGAGAGATATGTTTCCAAAACATAAAAGAAACATAATCGCAAATAACAAATTAAAAACAGTTTTAGATATTGCAGTTTACTTTCACCAACAAGGTTATGTAGAATTAAATATGGTGGTAGGTTCGGATAGAGTTGCAGAGTTTAAAAAACTATTGACAACATATAATGGTCAAGAAAAACGACACGGTTTTTATGATTTTGATACTATTAATATTTTTAGTGCAGGCGAAAGAGACCCAGATGCAGAAGGTGTTACTGGAATGAGTGCATCTAAGATGAGGGCAGCTGCAACTAATAATGATTATGATACATTTCAAAAAGGATTACCACGAGGTTTTAAAAATGGTAATCAATTATTCAAGGATGTGAGGAAAGGTATGAACTTAAAAGAGAATTCAAAATACTCTGATGAAGAAATTGAAAGAGATTTATATGTCAGAGGTGCAATCTATCAAATCGGAGATTTAGTAGAAAATATAAATGATGGAACTAGTGGTGAGATAATTAGAAGAGGTACTAACTATGTGCAATACACAGATGGTGAAAATGTGCATAAAGCATTTCTTCATTCAATAAAAGAAACAAAAAAAATAACAAAAACAAAACAAGACTCAGATATAAAAGACAGTCCAGGCTCTGAACCAGCAAAGTATTATGCAAAAGGTGTAGGTGATAAAAAAGGAATGTCTGTATCTACTAAAAAGGCAAGAGATGCCCATTTTACAAAGGGAGCGAAAATGGACGATGATAACCCAAATGCATACAAACCAGCGCCTGGTGATAAAGATAAGAAAACTAAACCATCACAATATACTAAAAAGTTTAAACAGATGTATGGTGAAGTTTCAGAAAAAAGAATAGACCCAGCAGATGTTGATGATTTTGCAACAGATGATGATATTAAAGCTGCAGATAAAAATATTATGATGCAGTTAAGAAAGTCTGTATCTTTACGAGGTAATTTTCCAGTACAATTTATGGATAAGAAGAAAGTAAAAGTTTCATCTAAGATTGCACAAGCAGTTCAATCAAAATATGATTCTATGAAAAAAGCATCTGATAAAGAAAAATTTCAGAGTAAAATTTCTAAATCATATAAAGATTTATTAAAGGCATTAAAAGAACAATTAGAAGTTGACGAGAGTTTATGGGCAAACATTCATAAAAAAAGACAAAGAATAAAACAAGGTTCTGGTGAGAAGATGAGAAAGAAAGGTGAAAAGGGAGCACCCACACCAGCACAATTACAAAGAGCAAAAGGTGAAGAAACTGATATAAAAGAAATGCCTTATTATAGAAAAATCTATGATAAGATACATCAAATGACTCACCCTAGAGGTTATGATAGGATACTTAAAATGTACATACAAATGCATAAACAAGGACATAGAAATCCTGCTCAAGCATTAGGACAAATGGTAAAAGGTGTTGATGCAAGAGATGTTGCATATTACATTAATGGTTTAGTAAAAAAAGGTAAATTACCATCTGACCTTGCAGCTAAAGTTGATTTTGAAATAGATGAATCTGTAAATCTTACTGAGAAGATTGCTGGTCTTGTTAAGAAATCACAACAAACTGGTGTTCCTTATGGTATTCTAAAGAAGAGTTATGATAGAGGACTTGCAGCTTGGAAAACTGGACACAGACCAGGCACTACTCCACAACAATGGGCATTTGCAAGAGTGAACTCAATGTTAACTGGTGGTAAAGCAGACCCAGATTTACAAAAACAAGCAAGAGCATCTAAAAAGAAAAAGAAGAAAGAATCATATGAAATAGGAGAACCTTATGCTAGACATACATTTGATGTTACACCAGGCCAAGATTATGAACAGTCAGTCAAGTCAAAGGTTGCGAGTGAATCCAACATACAAGACTGGTTTGAAAGACCGTCTACTAGAAAAGAGTATCAAGAAAGATACAAAGATGAATGGGAAGAAAAACTCCAAGAAACCTATAATCTTATGAGGTCAAAGATTTCTAAAGATGATTTAGAAGATAAATATATAGAGAAATTAGACATAGTAGAATCTGAATATCAAGGTCGTAAAGTTAAGTTAAATGACCCATTTAGACTACCTAGTGGAAGTAATAAAAAATTTGGTGTTTATGTGAAAAATGAAAAAGGTAATGTAGTTAAAGTGACTTTCGGCGATCCAAATATGGAAATAAAAAGGGATGACCCTAACAGATTAAAGAGTTTTAGAGCAAGACATAATTGTGATAATCCTGGCCCAAAAACAAAGGCACGATACTGGAGTTGTTATCAGTGGAGAAAAGGTGCAAAGGTTGATAATTAGGAATAAATATGACAACATATAGAAAAACTATGACAGAGATGTATCAACAAGTTAGGGAAAGAACACTGACTCCAAATGAGTTGAAACGCAGAGAAGAGATTGCAAAAGATTTACCTTTAAAAGATTTTGAAAAAAGATATGGTAAAGAAAAAGGTATGCAAGTTAAAATGGCAGTTGCAACTAAAATGGCAAAAAAAGAATCTTTTGAACTTGATGAAGTATCAATGACGAATCCTCAGTCATTGTCATTAACAACAAAAGATGCCCTTGTTGTAAGAGCAAAACAACTTAGAGAAAAGGGACTTGGTTTGAAAGCAAGAATAGAAATTGCAAATAAAATTGAAATTAAATCACCATCTTTATTTAAGTATTATCGTGAATTAGAAAAAAAAGGTATTAAAAAGGGGCCTGAAGTTAAGAAGTTTGATAAACAACTTATGTCTGCACTTGCAAAGAAGTTTGGACAAGATATTGCAAAGAAAACAGAGAAGGCACTAAAAGAAGAACTTAATGAAGATGGACATAGTGATGTTCCATCAATGATTAGAAAATGTAAAACAGTTATTGAAGATGCAAATGAGATTATGAGTAAACTAAACTCTATGGACAAGGAAGGTTCACTACCAACTTGGTGGACTAATAAACTTGCAGTTGCATCAAACAGTATGAATAAAATGAGAGATTATATTCTGAACCCTATTGAAGAAAGTGTTATTATGGAAAAAGAAGGTGATTTAGAGGATATGAAAAAAGTTGTTGAAGAACTTAAAGGTGCATCTAAAAAACATTTAAGTCAGGCAGTTCGTATTGATAGATTAGATTTAGAAAACAAAACACTAGATACTATTTGTGATGAATTAAGAGCTGCATCTAAAATGCATTTAGGTCAATCCAAAAGAGTTCAATCGCATATTGGTATGATGGAAGGTGATGCTACTGATGCCGCCAAAGAATTGATTAATAGAGAAAAAGAGAGAATGAAAGATAAACACGACACAATTATGCAAAGAGCAAAAATTAAAGATGTTACTGATGCAAGTCGTGATAAACAAGGAGAAAATTAATGACAAAGTATTTTGATACAAAAAATGGAACTTTGGAAAATGCCGTGTTATCTATTTACGAGAAAAAATTAGACCCAGTAAATAAAGACGCTGTAAAGAAAAAGTTTGACGATAGAAAAGATAAAGATATTGATAATGATGGAGATGTTGATTCAAGTGATAAATTTCTTCACAAGAAAAGAAAAGCAATATCTAAAGCAATGAAAAAAGAAACTGAAAAGGAATCAAAAATGTCTAAGAATGAAAACGCATATTTTAGAGTTGATACTATGAGAGATGCTCTAAAAAAAGTATGGAGTGATTCAGTAAAAGAATCTGACGCTTATGAGAATGATAGATTTATTGTTAAAGGTGGTAAGGTTAAAAAAGATAATTCAAATACGCCTAATAATAAGAATCACATTTTTGCCCCTAATGCTAAAATTGCTAAACAACTTCATAGTCAAGGTAAAAGAGTTTATAAAGAATCATTAGAAGAAAATAAACTAGAAGATTCACCTAACCCAGCCAACCATTGGCATATGTGTGCAAAAAATGTAGTACACGAAAAATGGGGTAGAGGTAATACAATACACTCAATGCACGCCGACCCAGATAAAAAAGGTATGGTTGAATGGTATGATATTTGGTTTCAACACGGAATTGAAAAACAAGTTCCAACTAAAGACTTAGAAATAGTTCACGAAGAAGGACACGAAAACCATAAGAAAGACAAAAAAGACAAAGAACTTATCAAAAGTAAAAAAATGAATAAAACTATGACTGGTAAACCAATGTCAGATATTGAAACTTCTAAAGAAGAAAAAAAATCTGCATAGGGTTGACAAGCTACGATAGTGTGTTATAATAACAGAATGAAAAGAGAGGTAAAGTGAAAAATTTTTATGATGTTTATAATTCTACATTAAGCGAGAAAGAGGAATTACCAACACTATTTTGCGATATGGATATGGTGTTGGTTGATTTTTTAGGAGGTGCCGATAAAGAAGTCGGTCAAACCTTTGTAAAAATGGATAATGCAAAAAGATGGGCAACTATTCACAAGAATAAATCCTTTTGGGAAAACTTAGAATGGATGCCTGGAGCAAAGAGATTATGGAGTTTCGTTAATAAATATGGTTCACATATATTATCTGCATATTCAACAAAAGATAGTAATTGTGTGCCTGGTAAAATGAAATGGTTGAGAAAGAATTTGAGTTTAACACAGAGAAGCCGTATACATTTAGTAAGGCGTTCTCAAAAACAAGATTTTGCAATGACAAACAATAAACCTAATGTTTTAATTGATGACCACGCTAAAAATATTAAAGAGTGGAAATCAAAAGGTGGTATCGGAATACATCATATGTCTGTGAGTACAACATTAAACGAATTGAAAAAATTAGGTTATAAATAGTTATAAAACTATAAGGAGAAAACAATGAGTTTATGGAGTATGAATGATGGCTCCGCTTTATCTGGTACTCACACTTACACGAATGGAAGTGCGATTGTACAAGCTAATGCAAGTGGAGCATACAAAACCGAAGTAAAAATCGGTGATGTAGTCACTACAGCTGGTGGAGAAAAAGTGAGAGTAAAAGACCTTACACCACCTAGAACAGTTGCTACATCTGCTGTAAACGCAAGTAATGAAAGAATTACCATTACTTCACACGGATATACTGCAAACACACCACTCACATATAGTGCAGCTGGTGGAACTGCAATCGCTGGAATCACAGACGGACAAATCGTATTTGTTAAAACTGTTCACGATGCAAATACAATAGATGTATCTGCAACAGAAGGCGGTTCAGTAATTAATATAACTGGAACTGGTAATAATTCACAAACATTTATTGGTGAAACAAATACTGGTATGACATTAACATCTGATTTTGGTGGAAGTACAGAAAGTGGTGTTGCCGCAACTGTATCAAGACCACCAATAAACGGACACGGTGGAACTATTGATAGCACTGTATTTGGTATAGATGAAGGTGAATCTGTTGCTGGTGTTGATAATGTGACTGATATTGCATTAACATCAACTACTGGTGCAAGATATGTACAAGCACCAACTATTACTGTTGCAGGGCCAACTGCAAGAGTTCTTACAACTGCAAATGTTTCACTTGCAAACGATACATTTACCATTACAGGCCACAATATGAGAACTGGTACATCTATAACTTATAATAGTCAAGGTGGAACTAATCTTGCACAAAATAGTGGTAACATTACAGATGATACTGAATTATTTGTTATTCGTGTAGATGCAGACACTATTAAGTTAGCAAGTTCACTTTCTAATGCACAAGCTGGTACTGCACTTGATATGACTGGTGGTTCTAGTAATGTTGGTAATAACTCACAAACATTAACTGGTACTACTGCAACTGCAACTGCCACAGTTTCTGGTGGAGCTGTTTCTGCAATTACTGTAACAGCAGTAGGTTCTGATTATCAATCTACACCAGCTGTAACAGTTGAAGCACCAAAAATGACAATTCCAACTGGTAATGTAAATGCTGGTACTAATGTAATCACATTTACTGGACACGGACTAACAGATGCTGACCAAATCACTTACAACCAAGTAGGTGGTGGAACTTTAATGACCAATGTAACTAACGGACAAACTGTATTTGTTAGAGATAAAACTGACGATACCTTTAAGATTGCAGCTACTGAAGGTGGAACTGCGATTAATATTGGTACTGGTCATAGTGCTCAAACATTTACTATTGTAACTGGTGCAACAACAGCAACTGCTGTAGCTTCAACTGGTTTAGGTAATGACGGTGATAGTAACACCACAGAACTTAGCCATGTAGGTTGGGTTAAGAAAACAGTAGGTACTGGTGGTCGTGCTGGTAGAGTTCAATATGAAACTCTAGTTGCTGCTTCAAGTATTTCTGGTGATGCTGCTGATGATATCGCACTACCAGATAGCTAGAATCTAAATTATAGGAGTATATTATGTCTTTGGAATTAAAAGATATTGAGACGAGAAAACAAGAATTACAAGTTGAATTATCAAAGGTAGAGAATCAACTTGTAGAGGCACTCAAACAAGTAGAGTCGTTGAAACAAACTAAATTCTCTATCGCTGGTGCCATAGCGCTTTGTAATGAATTCGGTGAGAAAACTGATGTCGGAAAAGATGAAAATTCTGATGCCGACAGTAACATTCCCCACACTATTGCTGGGGTTTAGACCATAGGAGATAAAATATGGCTGATAAGAAAATTACTGCGTTAACAGACTTAGGGTCTGGTATCGCAACTGCTGATTTATTTCACATTGTAGATGACCCAACTGGTACACCTATCAATAAGAAAATTTCAGCTGCGAATGTATTTAACTATATTCCAACATTTATTGCAACTAACAGTACAGAAGCACTAACTAATACTTCTACTGCTGTTTCAGTTTCTACTGCTGTTTCAACAGTTGATTCATCTGGTGGTGCAGTAACTGTAACACTTGCAGCTGGTGTAACTGGTCAGTTGAAGACAATTATTTGTACTACTGCTGGTAATAACATCACTGTAACTCCTGCCGCCACAGTTGGTTCTGGTACTACTGTTGTACTAGATGCCGCTGGTGAATCAGTATCATTAATGTATACTGGTACTGCTTGGGCTGCAGTTGCAACTTCATCTTTCGCAACAAGTATTGCTACTGTCATTCAGTAATGTCTGACTTAAAGATGAAAAGTAAAAAGATGGGTGACCATCTAGATACTATGTTGAAAAAATATAAGAGAGGTGAAAAAATAGGTTTCACTGCTCTTGCAAGACTAAAGGCACGAGGTTTAATTCCTCGTGCTGATGGTTCAAAGAAAAAAAATAAATTAGGGAAATCATAATGATAGATTTTAAACAGTATATTACTGAACTACGAGGGCCGAAGCCTGCGAACTCTAATGCACAACACGACTCCGACCACGATATGGTTGATGTGTCTGATGATGGTGTTGTTAGAAAACTTAATTCATTTTTGGGTTGTATTGCCGAAATGGATCATATGTTACCAGAACAAACTATTAGTGTTGTGAGAAGAAGACTTGCAAGTATTGGATTAACATTTCCAAATATTGATGTAGTAGAAGATTCTGGAAACATATCTGCACCGTTAACACAATTCGGTGGTAGATTTGGTAAAGACATTGACACACCTCACAATGAGTTTGTTAATGATGATGGTATTTCACATAGAGTTGAAGGTGGTCGTTCCATTAATTTTGTTTATGAAAAAAAAGAAAATGGAAAATTCAAGGTCACTGCCGAAATTAAATAATGTTTGAGAAAATAACTGTTGATAATGTTATGATGTATGCGATGAAACATTATAATAATCCTCAAGGGGATAATGAAAAAGAATTTCTTGATGATATGAAGAGATTCAAATATATTAAGAGATTGTTGAGAAAGTATCAAGACAATGGGCCTTTGAAAGAACGATTGATTTTAAATCACATAATTGTTTTAAATAATGTCTTTGGTGCAGATGCGTGTTCAACACTTTTATTATTTAAATTAGAAACTTCGTTATGGAAATATATAAAACCATTTATGGAATTTTTAAAAATTCTTCCAGAAGGTGAGTTAAAAAATATAGAGAATGACGAAAAAGTAGAAAGTATTTTAAGGAATATTTAATGGGAACTGCGATAGATTTATTTGTAACTTATAGGTTTATTAAATTATTAGTAACGCCTTTTGAAAAAACTGATGCATTTAAACTTGGTATTATTAACGAAAAAGGTTTACGACAAGTCGTGCCTGGAACAACAAAACCAACACCTCTTTCAACAATCAAAGAAAGAAATGCATATACTGTTCTCCACAAGTTAGTATTCAATATTAAAAGAATTTTTGCAAGAGTGCCTGGACTAGGTTCTAAAGTTGGAACTTATGCAGCTGCACTTTTTTTATTAAAGGACACATTCAAAGAGGGTGTTGACCCTAAAATGTTTGAAAGAGAATTTTTAAAGTTTATAAAAGAAAATGATATTAAACTAGATGACACGATTACTGAAGAAGTTGATTTAGTTGATGGTAAATTACCAAAAGGTGTTTATAAACTGTCAAACGATATTATAAAAGATGATGATGAGGATATACCTTTATTAAAAAAAGATGATGATGTGGAAACATTAGAGGACACATTACCATCTGATACAGTATTAGGAGTTCCAGTTTTTGCAGTCCTACATACTAATAGTAATAGTAAGATTTTTGTAAGTATGGATGATATTGAACCAGTATCAGTAGAAGATGCATTAGGAGAAATTTAATGGATAAGAAAAAATATGTAAGAGTAGACCCTTTCACTGGATTCCCAGAAAAAGATGTAAAAGAAGATGCACCGACAACATCTACTGCTGGTGTTGCAGCCACTGGTGATGACCCAACAGTTGCTATGAAAAAGAAAAAGAAAAAATTATATGATGGTAGAACATCTATTGCAAAGAAATTTGTTCAAAGAATACTGAAACAAAGGGAAGCAAGAAGAGTTTCAGAAGAAGTTGAACTTGATGAAAAAGTAAAACAACCTAGACAATTAATTAATCCTAGTAAAGAAGTTATGGTTGTAAAAAATAATAAAGTTATCGTAGTTGATAAAAAAGATTTGAAACAATACACATCAAAAGGTTGGTCTCTTGCAGAAGAAGTTGAACTTGAAGAAATGAAAAAAGTAGAGATAAAACTTAATAGAGGAAATGTTGACAGAGATATACAAAAAATTGTAAACCATATAAATCTAATTAACAAAAAGAGTAGACCAAATCAGCGAATCAAAATAACACAGAATATGAGTGATGATTCAGTAACACTTGATGGTGGTAAAAATGTTGATATTGGTAGAGAAGTTGCTGATATAAAAAACTTCATAGGTTTTAAAAGTGCAAAAGTTGTAGAAGAGATTACAGAAGGAACTATGTCTAGTGGTATTTTCAATAGAAACCCAGAAGTATCAAACAAATCTGGTTATGAATTAACTAAGTTTTTTAAGAAAAAACCTAATGCAAAACAAGCATATGATTTTGTAGATACACATATTCCAGATGATGAATTAGGTGATGATATAGCTGCACTTGCTGGTGAATTAGATGATGCACCAGGCAGATTGGATGACTTTCCATATAAAAAACAAAAGAAAGCATATAGTAAAATTGACCCAAGAAGTGTTATCTTAAATAGACTTGCAGATTTTACTAATGACAGAACTGCAATGTTGTTAGTTAAAACACTTATGAATATGGGTGTTAAACCAATTAAATTAGGTACTGGTAGGGCTGGTAAGGGTGAGTATGACCCTATAAAGATGAAAATTAATCCTAGTAAAATAGATGCAATCTTAAAAAAATTTGGTGTGTCAGACCCTAATCAAATTACATTCAAGGAAGAACCTATGATGAATGAGAAAAAACTAGCTGGATTTCTTGCATTTTATGGTGGTAAGAAAGTAGAAATTCCTTTAAATAAAGTAAAAGACATAAACCAAGCAAAACAAATTGCAATTAAAATGATGAATGTTCCTAAATCTAAACAAGGTTTATTAGCAATACAACCAGCATACGAACACACAGTCAAGGAAGAAACAATGGAAATAACAGAAGAAGTTATGACACTTAAAACAAAAGATAGTGTTATGGGACTTAAAGTATTTAATGGTGCAAAGGGTTTAGGTTTAAAAGCTGCACTCTTAGGAAAATATGTAAGAGTTAAAGGTAGTAAAAAACAAGTAAACGATTTTGGAAGAACAGTTATTGGTAAATCATCAATGGGTAGTCCTACTGAATTAAATCCCCCTCAACTAGATCAAATACCACAAGAAGATAGAATGTTAAATAAAAGGTTGAAAGAAGAACTAGAAATTCAAACAACATTTACTGCATCTATTCTAGAAAAAGTAAATGACTTTGGAAACGAACACGAACTTGTGGAAACTAATTTAAAAGTTTTACAAAACATTGTGAAAAGAAAACAAAATCAAAAAGTTAAGTTTAAAGACAAACAGGCAACTGTTGACTTGTTTACTGCAAATGCAATTATGAAAGTATATGATGCAGTAAAACCAGATAATAAAAAGAAAATAGAAAAATTGATGAACGGAACAATTACTGACTTTTTAAAGTTACAAAAGTTTGCAATGAAACAAGTGAAGTTTGCGTAGGTTGATATGAAAAAGTTTAAAGAATATTACAATTTTCCTTATGCAGATTTAACTACTAAACCTATGGCTGATTTAAATGCAGCTAAATTTAGTAATGATATGATTAACAAACTTAGAAAAGCATATGAACCTTTAAAAGGTAAAAAGATTAATCCAACACCTTTGATGAAAATATTTGATAAGATTGATTCAAATAAAGATGGTTTAATTCAATTATATAAAGCAGATATACCTTTTGTTAGTACAATGGCAATGTCAAGACTTATGTTAAAACACAATTATAAAGCATCTGATATAAACAAACTTGGTAAAATTAGAATGGAAGATTTTGTAGATGAAAAATATGACAGTGATAAGTTTTTTGGTGGAAAGGGAACACCAGAACAAAGATTACAACTTCTTAAATTAACAAATAAAGCATTAAGAACTCTTGGTGGTTCACCTAAACAAAATGCAATTAAAAAAGAAATAGATGCATTACGAAAAAAAATGGGAATGAAAGTTAAAGAAGGATTTGAACTTGATGAAAACAGATATATGAGAGGTGGAGTTAGATTATCTTTTGATGATGATAGATTTGGTGGTAAAAAAATGATGATACAAATAGGAACAGATACATTAGATGTTCCTAATAGTCAAATTAAAAATTTTTTAAAATTAATTAGAGGTTTATCTGATTCGGAGTTTAGATAAATGATATTTGGTTATGCAAAAATGGCTATTACTATTATTATGGTTGTTGGTATAGGTGGTGCAGTTGCATATGTTTACAAGCTTCGTGCAGATAATGCTGTACTCAAAGCAAATAATGTGTTATTAGAACAAAGTGTAGAATCACAAAAACAAGTCATAGAACAACAAAAACAAGATTTTCAATCAATTATAGAAACAAATAAAAAACTTACTATTTTATCAAATAATCTACAAAAAGAATTAAGTGACCTAGATAATAGATTTAATAAAGGTGGTAGAGATTTTGGTAAAACTGCGATTGCAAAAGATAAAGCAATTCAAAGAATAATTAACAAAGCAACTGCAAATGCGTTGCGATGCGTTGAGATTTCATCTGGTTCACCACTAACAGAAAAAGAGTTGATGGCAACTAAAAAAAGTGAAATCAACACCGAATGTCCAAGTATAGCGAATCCAAATTATGTATCGTATTAGTCTAATTTTTCTCCTTTTATTTACTGTATCAAGTTGTTCTAGTATTAAGAAATTAGAAATCTTTTCAACAGAGGTTGAAAGACAGCCTCTTAATTTAGAAGAACCAATATTACCTAAACTTGAACCACTCAAGTGGATTGTTATCACATCAAACAATGCAGAAGAAGTGTTTAAAAAACTTGAAGAACAAGGTATTGACCCAGTATTATTTGGTCTTACAGATAATGATTATCAACTTATTGCAAAAAACTTTGCACAAATACGAAACAATCTAAAAAAGAAATCAGAAATAATTAAGTCATACAAAGAGTATTATGAATCTAAGGAAAAGAAATGATGGAAATGATATTATCACTTGCAGAACAATTTTGGCAATGGGCAGTTGTTATTGCACTAATAATCATTGGTTGTATAATAAACATTGTAGACAAAAAACAAATTAATAAATGGAGAGTCAATTTTAAATATGATGAGTACCCTCATATGAAACCGATTAGAATCGCAACTAGAGATAAAGGTTTTTGGGGTGCAATATTGATGTGGTTATTAGGTAGTAGAAGATGGGAAATTTCAAAAGATTTTCATTACCAACTAAATGGTGTTAAATATGTAATACCAAAAGGTTTTTCTTTTGATGGTGCAAGTGTACCTAAGTTTTTAGCAACTTTTTTATCACCAGTTGGGGTATTACTTTTAGGTGGTTTAATCCACGATTATGCTTATAAATATGCAGCTCTGAAACCTGCTTTACAACAAAGTTCTTTGTTGATGGTTGACCAAAAACAAGCAGATAAAATTTTCAGAGATATCAATATAGAAATAAATGGTTTCTATTTTCTAAACTATCTTGCCTACTGGGCACTAAGACTTGGTGGTTGGTTTGCTTGGAATAAACATAGAAAAAGAAATTTAAAAATAGGAGAATAAGATGGTAGAGTGGATTCAAAACGCTAGAGAATGGATTAGTGATAGAGTTCAAGAGAGAACATCTTGGGATGGAGCAATGCTAGTCGGTGTAGGTCTTGTTGGTTTATTATTTCAAGGTTTAATAACTTGGGCTGCTTACATTGCTATTGCATACGGAGTTTGGACTATTGTTAAGTCTGAATGGTAGTCATTTGTTTGACTGTTTGTTTAGTCAAATTATGTAAGTTGTCAAATTTTTGAACACTTATAAATATAAGTATGACTATCAAAACAGAACTAGAACTTCTTAAAAAGGATGTGAGTGATATGAAACATATTCACTCACGCCTTGATACTGCGATTAGTAAACTTACAGATGTATCAAACTGTATTAACAAAATACTTGCAGTACACGAAGAAAAACTTGGAAGACAAGAAGAAGAAATAGTTAAACACGAAAAAGAAATAAAAAGAGAAATACAAGAATTACATTCAAGGGTTACATCAAATTATAAAGAAATAGTAGCAGTTATAAGTAAACACAATTCAGATGATATTGAAAGATTTCATCAACTTCAAAGAGAATTATCTAATAGGGTAGGTATATTAGAAAAGTGGAGATGGATTATTATCGGTGGTTCAATAGTCGCTGGATTTATTCTTCACAAAGTAATAATGTTTGCAATATAGTATTGACAATCTTTTAATTATGGTATATAATGTTTATCTATGAACACTTTCGTTGATACAAAATATATTGGTCTTTTATCTTCAAAGTTATCACAGTTTAAAAAGAAATCTGGTAATTTATATAATTTCAGATGTCCATACTGTGGTGATTCAGAAAAGTCTAAAACTAAAGCTAGAGGTTATCTGATACTCAATAAGACATTTTATGTTTATAAATGTCATAATTGTGAGAAATCTACTGACTTTGGTAGTCTATTAAGATATGTAAATAGTGATTTGCACAAAGAATATACATTTGAAATCTATAAAAATAAGAATGTATATATACAATCAGACGATAAAAAAAAAGATTTGAATTTATCTAAATCAGTATTTTTAAAAGGGGACTCTCCACTCAAAAAACTCAAGAAAATTTCACAACTTAGTCCAGACCACCCAGTAACTAAATGGGTCAGAAATAGACATATTCAAAGTCGTTTTCATTACAAGTTGTTTTTCTGCAACAAATTCTATGAGTGGGTCAACACATTTGCACCGAACAAGTTTCCATCTTTAAAGGGTGATCACCCTAGATTCGTGATACCTTTTTTAGATAAGAGTAATAAAATGTTTGCACTACAAGGTCGTGCATTTGGTAAAGAAGAACCGAAGTATCTGACTATAAGATTATCAGATGATAAAAAATTATATGGTTTAGATAGTGTTGATTGGAATAAAAGGGTTTATGTGGTAGAAGGGCCTATTGATAGTTTATTTTTAGATAATTGTATTGCAACTGCACACTCTGATTTAAGAATTGATAAAAAGAATAGTGTAACTTTGATACCAGATAATGAACCAAGAAATAGGGAAATAGTAAAAAGAATTAGAAGTTTCATAGAAGATGATTATTCTGTTTGTTTGTTTCCAGAACAAATAAAACAGAAAGACATCAACGAAATGGTTGTGTCTGGAGTAAAAGACATAAAAAAACTAATAGACAATAACACATATAAAGGACTAGAAGCAAAAGTCCGATTTAACGAATGGAGAAAAATAGATGCTTAATGGTAAACTTCCAACTAATTATCAAGAATTTATACACCTATCAAGATACTCAAGGTGGATACCGAAAGAAGGTAGAAGAGAAACTTGGAGAGAAACAGTAACTAGATACTTTGATTTTTTTCAAGAACATTTGAAACAAAGTTGTAAATATAATCTAGATAAGTCATTGAGAGAAGAGTTGGAAGATGCAGTAATACATCTTGATATTATGCCTTCTATGAGATGTTTAATGACAGCTGGTGAAGCACTAAGAAGAGAAAATATTGCTGGTTATAATTGTAGTTATGTTGCAGTTGATAGACCACAAGCATTTGACGAAATACTATATGTATTGATGAATGGAACTGGGGTAGGATTCTCAGTTGAAAGACAATTTGTTGGTAATCTACCAACAGTTGCAGAAGAGTTTCACCCTAGTGATACAACTATTGTTGTTCAAGACAGTAAAATGGGTTGGGCAAAAGCATTTAAAGAACTTGTTGCAATGTTATATCACGGACAAATACCTAAATGGGATTTAACTAAAGTAAGACCAGCTGGTGCTCCACTAAAAACTTTTGGTGGTCGTGCATCTGGGCCTGAACCATTACATAGATTATTTGAATTCACAACAGAAATATTTCAAAATGCACACGGAAGAAAATTAAGTTCTATTGAATGTCACGATATTGTTTGTAAAACAGCAGAGATTGTTGTTGTTGGTGGTGTTAGAAGAAGTGCATTAATTAGTTTATCTAATCTTTCTGACGATAGAATGAGAGTTGCAAAGTCTGGTCAATGGTGGATTGATAATGGTCAAAGAGCACTTGCGAATAACTCTGCTTGTTATACTGAGAAACCAGACATAGGCATTTTTATGGACGAATGGAAAGCACTTTATGATTCTAAGTCTGGTGAACGAGGAATATTCAACAGAGAATCTGCAAAGAGAATTGCAGAGAAGAATGAAAGAAGAGATGTTGGATATGATTTTGGAACAAATCCTTGCTCAGAAATAATTTTACGAAGTAGAGAATTTTGTAACTTATCTGAAGTTGTTGTCAGACCAAAGGATACAGAAGATACATTACTAAGAAAAGTAAAACTTGCAACAATACTTGGAACATTTCAATCTACACTTACTAATTTTAAATATGTAAGTAAAGATTGGAAAAAGAATTGTGTTGAAGAAAGATTATTAGGTGTATCTCTTACTGGTATTATGGATAATAAATGGACTGCTGGTAAACTAAATGGTTTAGATTCATTGTTAAAGAACCTTAAACAAATGTCAGTAGATACTAACAAAGATTGGTCTAAGAAATTAAAGATTAATCACTCAGCTGCGATTACTTGTGTGAAACCGTCTGGAACTGTTTCACAATTAGTAGATAGTGCAAGTGGTATTCACGCTAGACACAATCCTTATTATATTAGAACTGTAAGAGGTGATAAAAAAGACCCACTTACAAAGATGATGGTAGAAGAAGGTTTTCCTAATGAAGATGATGTTATGAAACCAAATGATACTACTGTGTTTTCTTTTCCAATAAAATGTAGTCCAGATGCAGTATTTAGACAAGATTTAACTGCGATTGAACAACTAGAACTTTGGAAAACATATCAAGTACATTGGTGTGAACACAAACCTTCAGTTACTATTTCTGTAAAAGAAGAAGAATGGATTGATGTTGGAGCTTGGGTATATAAGAACTTTGACTTAATGAGTGGAGTAAGTTTCTTACCATATAGTGAACATACATATAAACAAGCACCGTATCAAGATTGTGATGAAAAAGAGTATAATGATTTATTGAATAAAATGCCTATTACTGTTGATTGGAATAAGTTATCAGAGTATGAGAAATCCGATATGACAGTAGGTTCACAAGAACTTGCGTGTTCGTCTGGTTCTTGTGAGATTCAGTAATGCCTGGAAAAACAATTTATTGCGATTCTTGTGAAGCAGAATTTAAAATAAGTCACAATATGGACGATGAATACTATAAAGTTAATCATTGTCCTTTTTGTGGTGAAGAACTTGATGAAGATAATGTAGATGAAGACACAGAGTAAAAAATCTAAAGGTAGAAGATTACAGAAATGGGTTAGGGAACAACTCATAGAAAAATTAGATATACACGAAGAGGATATTGAAAGTCGTTCAATGGGTGCTGGTGGTGAAGATTTAATTATGGCAAGAGCTGCAAGAGAAAAGTTTCCATATTCTATTGAATGTAAAAACCAAGAAAAATTAAACATATGGGAGTCATATAAACAAGCATCTGATAATGCTGGTAAATATGAACCGATTGTTGTTATAAAAAGAAACAATCAAAAACCATTAGTTTTAATTGATGCAGAATATTTTATGAGGTTACATAATGGACATTGAACAACATTATATTGACTTGTATAGGTCAATGCACGAAGATAAAAACACCTATCAAGGTGTTAGTTTATTTAAAGAAACCCCAAACATTGCGAATATTGTTTTGATAACAAATTCTCAAACAGTATTAGATTATGGTTGTGGAAAGGGTAGTCAATACACAGATTCACACCTTAACATCTTATTTCATATAAATGATGAAAACATCTATATGTACGACCCAGGCTTTCCAGAACACGAAAACATACCAGAGGATAAGTTTGATGGTGTTATATCAACAGATGTTTTAGAACATATACCAGAAGAGATAGTACCTAAAATACTTGATGAGATATACAGTAAGGCAAACAAATTTGTATATCTTGCGATTTGCACTAGACTTGCACAAGCAATACTACCAAACGGTGAAAATGCACATTGTACTGTAAAAGAACCAGATTGGTGGGAAAAACACATTATAAAATCCAATAAAAACAAGATTCATACCGAAGTTCATTGGTATGGAAACCACAATGATTACAGAAAATATAACATATCTTCGTAAGTCATTGATTTAATTCATATCTTTTTTTCATTTTTTTAACTTTTTTACTTGACATTGTTCTCAAAACAAGGTACAATAGATACATAAAGTCAAGAAAGAAAGGACAAAAAAATGGGTAAAAGAGTTAAATCTTCAAATAAAAAAACAATAAGTTTAAGACAGTATGCTGGTTTTGGTGGTGCAAGATTGAGTGTATTGACTGTAAGAAATCCAAAGACTAATTGGATGCAATCTGATAATTCTATGAATGTTGTTAATCTTAGTAAAACAGAGGCAAAAAAGTTAGCAAATGATTTGTTAGCGTGGGTTAATGATACAATAGAAGATGACCACGAGTGGCCTTCTTTACAAGTTCAAGAAGAAGTTTGGAACGAACAACAAAGAAGAAAACAAAGAAAATTAACAAAATAATTTAAAAAAAAGACTTGACATTGTTCTTAAAACAAAGTATAATAATAATATAATCAAGAAAGAAAGAGAGAAAAATATGGAAAAAAAAGATATATTTAATAGTCTAAAATTTGCAAAACGAATGAATGAATTTGTAGAGTATGTTTATGATTTTTATGGTAAAAATGGTATCTATGATATGGGTGCAACTAGAGATAATATCACTACTGCAACTATTGACTATGTTTCAAGTGATGATTCTTTACCATTTTATGGTGATAGTCTTGACAGAGAAAGAGTAAGAGATATTCTTACAAGTAAATTTAATTTGAAAGAGGTAAAATAATGGAAAAATGTTATAAAGTTTTAGATAAAAAAGGTCGGACTATGACACCTTGTGGTAATTGGTGGTATGACGAATGGAGCCCTAAATTTAATGCTCTATTTGATATAGATTTAAATCCAGATACATTTTATACTGATACTGTAAATAATGCATTTTGTGCCATAGAAGGTCAAAATAAAGGTTATTACGATATTGTAGAGTGTGAAGCTGATGGCAGAGGAGATGTTAAACCTACTGATAAAGAAACAAGATGTTATTACAATGGAGGCAAAATTGCAGTATAGAGTAGAAGTAAATTTAAACGGCCCAGACGGAAATGCATTTGCATTGATGAGTAAGGCAAAATATTTAGGAGTTAAATTAAATTTATCAAAAGATGAGATTGACACAATAGTCAAAGAAATGATGTCTGGAGATTATGATAATTTAGTAGAAGTTTTCAAAACAAACTTTGGTCAATTAGTTAGATTAGTTAAAATAGAAAATGGTGAGTTAGTAGAAACTTTAAATTAGGGTTGACAATATTAATTTTTATGGTAAGATGTAATTATGGAATGGAAAGAAATAAAAACAAATAAACAACTCGCTATTGAAAATCTTTCAGAGATTGTCAAGATGATGAATGAAAAAGTTAATAATACAGAAAAACACGGTATTAATGACTCTGGAGTAAGTTATCTTAAACATTATTCTGAAATGATTAAAAGTGAGATAGAAAGGTACAATTTTAAATTATGATTTTTTTTTATAATACACACGAAGATATCCCTAATCACATTGTAGACTATGTTATGAAGTGTGCAGATGTTTCGGATATTACAAAACTATCAATAACAGATATCAATGCTTTTTTAACAGGCATTGACCAATATGAAGCAGAAGTTACTAATCAATTAATGGAGGATATGTATGAAATTCAAACAAGTACATAAGTTTAATAAAAAGAAAAGATTTCCAGAGAAAAGATTGCCTGGTACTGCTGTTGCAGTAGAAAACGGTAATATTGATAAGGCAATCAGAAAACTTAAAAAGAAGTTACAAAAAGAAGATATGTTCAATGAACTTCGCAAAAGAGAGTTCTTTGAAACTAGAAGTGAAAGAAAAAGAAAAGAGAAGGCTGCGAGTACAAGAAGATGTATAAGAAAAATAGAAAAAGAAAAGATGTTAGAGGTCTAAAATGGTTTGGTTCTATCCTATTGTTGACAGGCTTATGTTTTACATCTTTTAATATCTATCCACTAAACCTATACTTTATGACCATTGGTAGTGTTGTATGGGTTAGTGTTGGATATTATTGGAAAGACGGTTCTATCATACTATTAAACTCTGTTGGGTTTATTATATCAGTTGTTGGTTTAATGAACTTTTGGACATAAATATTATTATGGAAAAGAAAAACGATAACATAATTACATTTCCTAAAAGATTTAAGGGTAAAAGAAAAGTGGTTAAGCCAGACAAAAATTTGTTAAGACTTAATGAAGATATGTCTTTTGCAGATACACTTACTGAAGCCTTGATAGTACAATTAGTACACGCTTTAGATGATAATGGATTGAAAGTTAATAACCCAACATTTATAAAAGATTTATCTTTTGTTATTGAATCAATCAAGAGCTCTATTTACAGAGATTTAGATATTAAACACGAAATGCAACCTTTAGTTGATAAGTTTATGGTTCAAGAAAAAGATAAAAAGGGTAATACTAACACAATATTTAAAATGGAATTGATACCTAAGTTTTTAAAAGCTTTGGACAAAAAAAAGAATAAATGATATTAGTTGATATGAATCAAGTTACAATTAGTAATTTGATGATACAGATAAAAGATGAACCTTTGAGTGAAGATTTGGTAAGGCATATGGTACTAAATTCTTTAAGGTCATATAAAACAAAATTCAGTAAAGATTTTGGTGAATTGGTGCTTTGTTATGATGACAGACATTGTTGGAGAAAAGATTACTTTCCATATTACAAACAAAATCGTAAAAAAGCAAGAAGTGAAAGTAGTTTAAATTGGAATGAACTATTTGATATACTAACTAAAATTCAAAATGAGTTAGAAGAAAATTTCCCATATAAAGTTTTAAAAATTGAAGGTGCAGAAGCTGATGATATTATTGCGATAATATCAAATAGGATTTCTTCTACACCAAATTTATATGAAGATATATTAATTATATCTGGAGATAAAGACTTCATACAATTACACGAAAAGAATAATGTAAAACAATATTCACCGACTTTGAAAAAATTTGTGGTTGATGACAACCCAGAACAATATAAGTTTGAACATATTATAAGAGGTGATAAAGGTGATGGTGTTCCAAATGTTTTATCACAAGATACTGTCTTTGTAGATGAATTAAGACAAAGACCTATAACGAAAAAGAAATTAACAGAATGGAAAGAGAATGGTATTCCAGAGGGTGAGATAAAAAGAAACTATCAAAGAAACAAAACATTGATAGACTTTGATAGTATACCAAATGAGTTGGGGGAACTTATATATAATATGTGGGTAAATAAAATTACTCAAAGTGATAGGAGTAAAATATTACCTTATTTTATGAAACATAGACTAAAAGAACTAACTGAAAAACTAGGAGATTTTTAATGGCATATGATGTTGTAAGACCTTTAATACACGAAGTATTAACAATGGTCAATAATGCAAAAGTAAAAGATAAAAAAATAGAAGTATTAAGAAAATACAGAAGTGATGGATTGAAAATGATTTTGAAATCTAGCTTTGACCCTAAGATTGTATGGAGATTACCAGACGGTGATGTACCATTTATTAAAAATGATGCACCAGCTGGAACTGAACATACAAGGTTAGAACAAGAAGCAAGTAAACTATTTCACTTTATAAGAGGTGGAAACGATAAATTAAAACAAGTTAAATGTGAAACTATGTTTGTCCAAATGTTAGAAGGATTACAAGAGGCTGAAGCAGAAGTTTTAATACTTGCAAAGGATAAGAGATTACATCAAAAATATAAAGGATTATCAAAACAAGTAGTACAAGAGGCATTTGATTGGGATGACAATTTTTTAAATGTTAAACACAAAGATTATAAAAAATCTGCATAGGGGTTGACATTTAATTAAAATATGTTATTATAATAACATATATTATTAACATTTAAATTTATAGGTATATTATGTTTTATTTTTTGATTGGATTTATATTCAGTATTCTTGCGGCTGGTGCTGTTGATGGTGACGCCTCTCTCACTACTCTTTCCATCCTCGCAGTCGCTGGGATTGGGTTTATGAGTCTTGGCACTTATATTATGAATAAGAAAGATGACCAAGAGAACTAAACCCAGAGTTGTAAGGGAACAAGTTGGATTACCAGACCGTTCCCTACAATTCAAAAACACAGAGGGGCACAGAGTGTTTTTTAAAGTTTTTATATCAATATTATCAACAGTTGTTATTATTGCTGGTATCAATAGACCAGACAGAACACCAAAAATGCAATATATGGAAATTGCACAATATGATAGATATATTGACGAACAAGAAATTACTTGTCTTGCAAAAAATATGTATTTTGAAGCTCGTAATGAGGGAACAGCTGGAGTTCTAGGTGTAACCAATGTAGTTTTAAATAGAGTAAAAAGTGAATTATATCCAAACACAATTTGTGGTGTTATAGAAGATGCTAAAATATCACAATGGTGGTTAAAAGAAAAAGGTTTAAAGAAACCCATTAAAAATATGTGTCAATTTAGTTGGTACTGTGATGGTAAATCAGATGAGATAAAAGATTACTACACATATAATCAACTGTTTACACTTGCAGAGGGTTTAGTTGCATCAAATTTCAAAACTTTGCTTGACATTACAGACGGTGCGTTGTATTATCACGCTGACTATGTTAAACCAAAATGGTCAAGAGATTTTGAAAAAACTGTTAAAATTGGTAGACATATTTTTTATAGAAGGAGATAATGTGAATATATTTTATACTAATGAAGACCCAAAGATTGCATCTTTGGAACATTGTGATAAACACGCTGTAAAAATGTGTGTAGAGTATGCACAACTATTATCTACTGCACATAGATTACTAGACGGAAAAGAATATGCTGGTAAATCTAAAACTGGTAGAAATGTAAAAAGATGGAAACACCCAACAGACTTTATGGAAGAAAACCTAATGTTGGCGTGTCATACTAAACACCCATCTGCAATATGGTGTAGAGAAACCAAAGGTAATTATTCTTGGTTATTACATTTACTAATGAATTTACTAAAAGAATATACATTTAGATATGGTAAGAAACACTCAGTAGAAAATAGATTACCATACTTAAATATTATACCAAAGAATATTAATCCAGATACTAGACTAACTGAGATGCCCCAATGTATGCCAGATTATTGCAAGATTCCTAATCAACCAATCGCAGCTTATAAGAACTACTATATAAAAGAGAAGACTAGATTTGCGACTTGGAAGAATAGGAGTATACCATTATGGTTTCAAGAAAAGGATATTGGGATATGATTAATGAACACATTGTAAAAGGTGACTTAGAATATTTAGAGAGTGAAGAAGTGAAAAAAAAGAGAGAAGAGTTAAAGAGAAACTGGTTAGGTAAAGATGAATTGTATCAGTTTGAGATTGCACAAATGCAAAAACAAATACACGATTTACAAATTAGAGTTAAGGAACTTATAGAAGAATTGGAGAGAAAAAATGGGTGAATTATTACTATTTTTTACTGGCTTCTTTTTTGGTATGTTTGTAATGCAAACAATAGATATGTTTACAATACTAAAAGAGTTTAAAGGTGAGATTAAAAATTATAAAAAAAAACTAAGGAGATAATATTATGACAAGTAAACTTGATAGACTTATGATGCTTCAAGATGAAGTACACATTGCAAAAAAGTTTGTAGAAGAACACGGCCCAGAAGATATGGGTTATGTAAATACTGCAATCAATTATATAGAAGAAAGAATTCTTGACTTGAGATTAGAGATTGATAAGAAGTTAGATTAAATGCCTAGATACGATTTTTACAATAAAAAAGAAAATAAATATTTTGACGAATTTATGTCTTACGAAGAGAAAGTTGAGTATTTAAAAGTCAATCCTAACATTGAACCTGCTGATTATTTAAATATGAATGTAGTTAGTGGAGTTACTAAAAGTGAAAAGGGTGATTCTGGTATGAGAGAGGTGTTTAGTAAGATTGCAGAAAAACACCCTACTAGCCCACTCGCAGATAGATATGGTAAAAAATCAATTAAGAAATTAAAAGCAAAAAGAGCATATGATAAACATAAAAAGCGTAGTCCTTAGTCTTATTATTTTACTATTTCCAATATCTGTTTGTTCAGATAGTTGGAAAGAATGGTTGAAAGATAATTTATATAAAGAACAGTTTTTAGAACGAACTGATGACATAATTATTGTATCACCTTATCGTGCAATAGATAGTGGAAATGTTCCTATTGTTATCACAACAAAGTCAAAAGACTTAATTAAATTTACTTTAATTATAGACGAGAATCCAACACCTTGTTGTGCAACATTTGAGTTTGTAGGTTTATTACCATATATTGAAACTAATATAAGAGTAAATGCATACACACACTTAACTGTTGTTGCAGAAGATATAGATGGTAATTTATTTTATAATAGAAAGTATATTAAGGCAGCTGGTGGTTGTTCTGCAACACCATTAGTTGATAGTAGTGTACCAAAAGATAGAGTAGATATTATTGATGATAAATTACATTTTGATAAAAAAAGAATTCAATTCAATCACCCAAACTATTCTGGACTACAATTTGATCAATTAACTAGAACAGAAATACCAGCAGATTATATTGACTCTGTTGTTGTTAAAACAAGTAAAGGTATATTCTCATATGAGGGAACAATCGGTATATCACAAAATCATTACTTTACTTTGTTTAGTGGAGATATAGAAAAAATAGTATATACTGATAATTTAGGAAATAATTACGAGGAAAGTTATGAGTAAAAAACAAGACATTAAATTAGATAATTTAGTTACTGTGAAACCAATTACAGATAATCAAAAGGTAGTCTTTAATGCCTGGAGAAAAGACAATAAGAATTTGTTTTTGTTTGGTGCAGCTGGTACTGGAAAAACTTTTATATCAATGTATCTAGCATTAGAGCAAGTGTTAGACCCAAAAACTAAGTACGAAAATGTTATCATTATTCGTTCAGTTGTTCCAACAAGAGATATGGGGTTTCTGCCTGGTGATGAAGAAGATAAGTCTGCATTGTACCAAGTACCATATCACAATATGGTTCAGTTTATGTTTGAACAATCAAGTGATAATGCATTTAGTATGTTATACGACAGATTAAAAAATCAAGGTAGTGTTACCTTCTTGACAACTTCATATCTTCGTGGTATAACATTAGATAACGCTGTCGTAATTGTTGACGAATCTCAGAACTGTAACTTTCACGAGTTAGATACGATTGTTACAAGAGTTGGTCAAGACAGTAAAATTATATTTTGTGGTGATTTCTTTCAATCAGATTTGACCAAGATGAGTGAAAAAGAAGGACTACAAGATTTTATGAGAATATTAGAACAAATGAAAGAATTTGAAACAGTAGAATTTACAATAGGTGATATTGTTCGTTCTGGTTTTGTTCGTAATTATTTAATAGAAAAAACAAAACTTGGTCTAGGAGAGTAATATATTATGCAAAGTACAAAACAAAGATGGGATTGGAGAATACAAGAAACATTAGTGAAAGAAGTATTAAGACTTGAACCAGAAAACGAATATATTAAAAAGTGGTGTGAGATGGGAAATCATCACGGTGCGAATATTCGTAAGGCTAGAGATTATTATTTAAAACACGGAAAATCACCAGAAGAAAATGGCGAACACCCAAAGGGAAGTTGTCAATAATGAAAAAATATTTGATGATTGCAAGTATTGTTGCATTACCTATTACTGTAAGTGCAGATGGTTATTATGCAAAATTTGGTTATGGTTTACAAGATGGATTGAATGGTGGTAAAAATGCATCAGAGTATGGACTTACTGTTGGTAAGAAACTAAATGATGTATTCTCTGCTGAAATAAAAACAAGATTAAAAGTAAAAGATAGTTCTACCAGTAATGACCAGAGAGCAGAATTTGCATTGATAAGTTCTAAAAAAGTTTATGGTAAACTTAGTATGTACATACGAGGTGGTGCTGGATATAAGTTCACTAGAGATAAAAGTCACGAATACTGGCACATAGAGCCTGGTCTAAAATATAAATTAAATGATGTCTGGAGTATTAAAGGTGGTGTAAGATTCAGAGATAGTTTTGATTCTATATACGAACAATCAGACATTACATATAAGGCAGGAATATCTTATAAACTTAATAAGAATAATAGTATAGGTATCGGAAGTAAATTTAAAAGAGGTGATAGTCAATACAATTCAATAGGTGTAAGTTACAAGGTAAATTTTTAAGGAGAAAATATGTCTGAAAAATTAAGTGAAAATTTTACAGTTGCAGAATATATTAAATCACAAACTGCAACACGACACGGAATAGATAATTCATTAAGTGAAGAACATTTACAAAATGCAAAAAAGTTATTTGCAAATGTTGTACAACCAATAAGAGAAAAGTTTGGTATAACACTCATTACATCTGGGTATAGAAGTCCAGATTTAAATGCAAAGATAGGTGGTTCTTCTAAATCACAACATTGTAAAGGTCAGGCGGTTGACCTTGAGTGTTTAAAAGAAAGTAATGCAGATGTGGCTATGTGGATAGAAAACAATCTAGATTTTGACCAGCTCATTTTAGAGTTCTATACACCAGGCGACCCTAGAAGTGGGTGGATTCATATATCTTATAATGAAGATGGAAAAAATAGAAAATCGGTATTGACAGCAAGTAAAATAAATGGTAAAGTAGTATACACAAATGGTCTTAATATATGATAGACAAAGAAGGTTATACTCAAAGAGAATGGGATAGAGTTGTAGGTTATGGAAAAGTACCAGATGAATATAAGAAAAAGAATGTTCCAACACAAAAATAATTTAGATATACCAGACATAAGTGCTAAGACTTCTGATGGCATAAGGTTATACGAAACACCAGAGGGTAAGTTTTATCCATCTATCACTACTGTTTTAAAAAACAGAGGTAAAGAAGGTTTATTTGAGTGGAGAAAAAGAGTTGGTGAAGATGTTGCAACTTATGTTTCAAGAAAATCTGCAACAAGAGGAACTCAAGTACATCATTATTGTGAAAAGTATTTAGACAATGGTTATGAGAACAAAGATTGGAATGAATATAAAAAAGGTAGATTTCTATCTTATTGTTTGTTCTCACAACTAAAACCATATTTAGATAAAAGAATTGGATTGATACATTGTCAAGAAAGAGCATTATGGCACGACTTTTATAAGATTGCTGGTAGGGTTG